CTCCAAAACACCCACGCGGCAACCCGCATGAGCCCTAGGAAAAAGTTAGGCGGGGTGAACTGGCCCATCTGAGTTTTTTAGGTCGGCTACCTCGAAAGAGTCGAGCAGCTGTTCGATTTCTTCAGGCTTCCAATGGTTTGTCCAGTCCCGAAGCTTGTCCCAAATGAGAAGGTTGACAAGGTTCGAGGCGGACCTTCGCTCCTGGTTAGCCAAATAACGAAGGCACGCCCCTGTCTTGGAGTCCAGAGAAACCGTGGTTCTAGGCATAAGAGTTATGCAGGCCGCATAACTCTACAGCTTTTAGCCCCAGATATCGGCGTTCTCAAGCATCTGGTTCAGCTCCTGCCTGGTCCGATCCGCCTCAGACTCCTCGCGCGTGAAGATAGAGGTGTCCTGCTGTCCCAAACTGTCAGAACCACTGCGCTGCAACAGTTCTGACGATTTTAGCTGTCCCAGTTTGTCCCGATTTGTCCCAACTTGTCCTTTTGCCGCTCCAGGGGCCGGTTTGGGACAACTTGGGACAACTTGGGACAAATCAGGACAGCCCATTTCCTGAGAAGTCGCTCCAGTACTGACTTCTTCTTCTTTGGGACAGGTAATACCTCCTCCCCCCCTGCGCGCGAGAACAGCTAAGTAGCGCTTGCTGGAACGATCCCCCTCAACAACAACCAACCCCCTGTCCACCAACCGCTGGAGCGACTTCGAGATTGCGCTGACACTGCCGCCCAGAAGCGGATCAGCGTTCAGCTCCGCCTTAGTCATGGGCACGCCCTTGGTACGAAGCCGCTGCAGCACCCGGTCGATGATCGAGGCGGGGCTCGCGGAATCGACACCATCCACCGGAGGCAGGTCCTGGAGCGAGAAGGTGAGGTCTTCCTTCTGTCGCAGGATCAGCTGCTTGCCTTCGTTGCCCTCGCGGCTCTTACCGATGGTGATAAGCCGCGCAGACGCCCCTACACGCTCCAGTTCGGACTTCTCCGGGCGTCGGATGCCCCAGGACTCGTCTACGGCGTCCTGGAGCGCTGATGTGCCCCTGAAGTCGCCGCTCTTGGCAGCGTGGTGGATAAAGACGATGGTGGTTGCCGGAAAGCTCTCGCCGTTTTCGGCGCTGTACCAGTAGATGGGCTCGGCGTACTCAGCCTTGTTCTGGTCGTAAGCCGATCCACGCATACAAGCGGTCACGGAATCCCACACCACGAGCTTGGGACGGTGCTCCTCGATCTGCTGGATAAACCAGGGGTACCAGAGCATCGAGACCTTGTTCTGAACCACCACAGGGTCGTCAGCGGTGAAATCAAGGTCAGCAAACTGCTTGCGGATCCTGCGGCTGTTCTGGTCGCCGTTAAGCCACAGGACCTTGCCCTGTTCGACTGGCACTTCAGCCCCACGCACGGAGAACGGGATTCCGCGTGCGATGTGCTTCGCAAGGGTCATCACTGCCATGGTCTTGCCGCAGCCACCACGCCCGTGCATCAGCAGGGTGCCCGGCTTGGGCAGCAGATCAGGAATCAGGTACTCAATCGGCTGCTCCTCCACGCTGAAAATCTCCTTGAGGCTGCCGCCCTGCGAACCACGTCGATATTCCTGGTCCGCAATGAGCAGGCGCACAATCGCCGCAGGATCGCGGTAGCCAGCCGCTTGGGCGATCTCAAAAATTGTGTGCTGGACCTCGGACGGATTTTCGAGCTTCATCGCGGCAGTAGCCCGCCGGATGATTTCGTCGTGCGAAAGACCAACCGCCTGGAACCGCTGAACACGATCCTTTTCCACCTCACCAAGCGTGGTGCGGCTTGATTCACGGAACCGCTGGCGCTCAGCGTCGTACTGATCAGCCAGAAAAATCAGAGAGCCGAGCCCCTTGTTTTCAGCCCGTCCAGCTCGCTTAAGGATGTGCGGCCACTTCGCCTCACAAGGATTGCCATTTTTCCAGTCATCCTCAAATGCTGGATCTTCAGCACTCCACGAGGACCACAACATGAGGCCCTTCTCGTTGGGAAGTGCCTCGGCAATCATTGCGCCTACAGACCACCAGTAGTCCTCGGTGCCGCGTCCAAGGTGCGGCAAAACTGAGAGACAGTCCTGCACAAGATCAAACAGCTCGTCTTCTGTGCGACCAGAAAAATCAAGCCCTTTGCGGTTCTTGATTAAGCCTTGCGCTGGAGCGTCTGCCTCCTTAGCGGCCCGCATCTCAGCCAGAAGCCACTCCGGCGCCTCAGGCACTCGTGAAAGATCACCCTGGAGCGCATAGAAGCCCTCTGGAGCCTTCCCATCGCTGCTGCCGGGGTATTCGCCCGCAATGACGCCCTGCATCCCCCACAGGACCTCGTAGCCCTGCCCTGTGACGCGCCCGCTAATCCCCTTGACCTTGGAACGCTGCGCTTCCGGCACGCGGAAGATGAATTTGGCGGCGTTTTTCTTGGTGGAAGTCACTACTGGAGCGCCGTCCAGCGTGTCGCCCCACTTCTTTCGCAGGTTGGCGAGGTTTGCGTCTACATCGAGAATCACGAGACCGCCGCTGCGAATCCCGGTAAACAGACCGACTGCCTTGAAGACTTCCGGCTGGCGCTCAATCAGCAACGCCACGTCCGCCGGACTCATCACCGTGTGGTGGGAGTTCTCGTGGGGCGCCTTACCTTTCGATACGTCTTGGTGCTTCCCGAAGACCTGCCCTTTGGCATAGATGGGCGCGTAAGCCGGTCCTACGGGCAACCGGCGCACAAACGTCAGCAGCTCTTGCGTCTCACTAGACACGTTGTTAGACTCCTACAGGAATGTTTGCTATCCGCCCCGGCTGCCCTACGCGGCTGGGGCGTTTTCCAATGGTAGACACTCCGTCAAGCCCATGCTATTGTGCTACACGTTGCCCAAGGGCGACCATCCAAAGCACCAAAAATTTCCATGGGACTCCTTTCTAAAAACGCCTCTGCCGCCGTTTCCGGCTCTGGAACGGGTGGCGGATACCTGTCGCTGTCAAAGCTGCCTGACGGCGGTTCTGTCCGCTTCGCTTTGCTGAGCGACGAACCCCTCGAAGGTTACGAGTGCTGGGGATCGAACAACGGCACTAACAAGCCTTTCCGCTTCCTTGAGGAACCCACCTACGAGGATGTGATCGTGGAGATGGGCGACTTCGAACCGCGTGAAGGTCGCGGTGGCCCTGGCACGGTTGACGTCAAATTTTTCATCGCACTTCCCGTATTCAATTACGAGTCCGGCAAAGTCCAGGTCCTGCAGATCACTCAAAAGTCGATCATCAAAGAGCTGGATCAGATCAGTCAGATGGAGGATTACTCCGAATTGCTGGAGTGGGACTTCACGGTGAGCAAGAAAGGCTCCGGTCTTTTGACCGAGTACACCGTCCGTCCTGTGCCTCGGAAAAAAGGTTCGCAAGAACACATCGACGCTGCCTGGCTCGAAGCGAAGTCCGAGGGCTTTGATCTGAACCGGCTAATCGAGGGGGCCAACCCCTTCAAGGCAGCCTGATTCCCTTTCAAATTTTCAACGCCCCCTTTACCGGGGGCTTTTTTGCTGGTAAGGTGTAAATGGGAAAAACTATCCAAATGCCTAATACACAAGACACACTTGCTGGATTAAGGCGTTGGAAGCTGGAACGTGACGACGAATCCGACCCCGGAGGCAGGATTTACCGGGACATTAACGGTAACGTGTATCACAGTGTAACTAGAATACTAAAGGAGACAAGCGACACCACCGGACTGGAACGCTGGGTTGCTCGCCTTGGGGAAGCTGAAGCTACCTGCCAGCGCAATGTTGCAGCAAACAGAGGAAATATGACGCACAATCAAGCAGAATATTTATTAAAAACCTCAATGCAATTAGCCCGTTCTACAGCAAACAAACGCAACTCCATTCGCTGGGACGAACAAGGCCTGGCGCGTATTCCTGCCCCCATCACCCAATGGGCACTCAAAAGAGTACGCCCCAATGTTCCCCCCGTAGGATTCAGCGCAAAAGGTTACGCTCGATCTTTATCTGACTGGATCGCTGATAACGTAACCGAGATTTTTGCATCGGAATTTTCCATTCACCACCCGGCAGGTTTTGCTGGGACAGCTGATGCCCTGCTCACGTTAAAAGGTAAACAAGGCATTCATGTTGTCGACTGGAAGACTAGCGTGGGGCGTAAAACCGACCGCGACGACAGGCTTCCCAGCGGTCATTCATACATCGACCAGTGTGGAGCGTATTCACTGGGACTCAAGCATTTAACCGGCTTAAAAGCATCTGGTGCCGTGATTGTACTGGCACGCCGCTGTGGCACCCCAAACGTCCACTACATGGATGCAGCAGAACTGGAACAGGCAGAAAAGTCATTCATGGAACGCTGTCATAGATACTTCGACGCCATTCAAGAGGCCATTCATACTGCCTGAAACTCCATTCACTGGAACGCCATTCAAGGCCATTCATGTATTATTTTAGCCATTCATAATGCCAATACCTGGTATTTATTGGCGATCCTACTGATACATCCTCCCATGGTGGGGGTTTTGCTGGTGCTCAGCCCTACGGCTGTCTCGTGGCGCGTCTCATGAGTCTCACTGAGAAGGGGAATGGGAATCATTCTCAAGCCAAGGCAAAAGGAAAGGCTCCCGTGGTGGGAGCCGGATTGGAGCATCAATGGATGGTGACGGTAGCGGTCCCGTCGATTGGAACCCCCAGCCGGTAGGCAGCCCCGGCCGATAGATCGACAGAATCGCAATCACAACGGTCTGTGACTGGTACCGTCAGGACTCTGCCATGGTGCTGGATCCGTAGGCGAGTCCCGCACGGCAACCTTAGGTGAGCAGCACTGATCCCCCAATGTTGGTACGTTTGCCCACAAGCGGTTTGGCGGCCGTGGTAGTAGGGGTGATAGACCGTCGCCGTAACTTGCCTGGCATCTGCTGGAGCGTGAGTGGCTGCTAGCAACCACAAAAGGGCAAGCCTTTTCACGCTGCCCCCTTGCGCGAGGGCTGGCGCTTCCCTTTATTGGTGCGCGGCGTTTTTTGTTTTTCCGCAGGCTGAACTTGTGGATTCTGTGGAAAGTCGTCGGCACTGCGTGCCTCCGACAAAACTTGCTCAACTGTCAGAGTTTGGGTGCTGACCTTGGCTCGATCTAGCACTTCTTGGAACGCTGCAGCCTGGCGAAGCTGCTGCTGGCGCTGGTGAAGGTCTGGCAGGGTTTCAAGGTGCCAGCGGCTGGATCCAATCTTGCTGGCCTCGGCGCGATTCTCGCTCAGCCAGGCCAGCACTTCGTCACCGCAGGGGTGGTTCTGTGCCAGCCATAGCTTGTCTTGCCACTCGATCTTGAGACGCCGGGCAGTTTCCCGCTCCGCTTCCCTGGAACGTTTGCGCTCTCGCTGGGTCGCCCACTCTCCGTTTGCCATTGGTGAAGGCTAGGGGTTGTACCCTGCGACATTAACACCGCACGCCACCCCGGCCAGCCACATTAAGATGTGCAACAGTAAGAGGGGGTGACGGCTGGGACGTGTGCCATGCTTGGGGCTGATCACCAGAAGCCGCACCATGGCATTGATCCGAACTACAGAACCGCGCGGGACCTTCCGCGTTACCTACGAAACAGTTACGGCAGAGTCTGCCGAGCAAGGGGACTGCGCTGATCGCGGCTGGCTCAGCTGGAACGGCTGCCCTTGCGATGAATACCACGAGAGCGTGTGGGACCTCCGGGACCTTACCGACCGCCTGGCAGGTTGCTACGCGGAAGGTGACGGCGCCACGGTCCCCAACTGGATCACACTGGATCCCCAGTCCGACTTCTGGCTCTCCCCTTTCTGGCGTGATCTGGCAGGTGAGGATGCCCTGAGCGTCACAGCATCCGTGCATCGACCGGATTGGATCACGGATGCCAGCTGGCTCAGAGTCTGCCGGATGCTCGGCTGGCGCTCCCGGTATTGACGCCGGGCCGGATCCGGTTCTACACTCTCACACAAGCCCAACCCATAGGCGCACACCATGGCTCAACCGCTTCTTACTGGCCCGGTCATTATTACCCGCTATCTGGGGCCCACTGACCGTCTTGGCTCTCGCGTAGTGGCGACGCATCGCCGCGATTCCAGCCGTTCGAACTGCCAACCCTGGCGCAAGTGCGTCTCATGGGATCATGCGCTCAACGCAGAGGCAAACCATGAGGCAGCCGCTCAGGCTCTCCTAGATTCTTGGCCGTACGAAACCGACCTACAGATTGTGGGTCGCGGCCACGATGCGGACGCCTACTACTGGCTGACCGTCTCTCGTGCACTACTGGAGGGCTGAGCGATGCGGTACGCTGCCTGGCTCACCCGACCCGATGGCACCCCATCGCCTGCGGGTCCGTCCTATGTCACCGCTTCCGGAATCGTGCACGCTCAGCGCAAGGCGGCTGAGATCCTGGCCAGTCTGCAGGCCGAAGGTGTGCTGATTGATTGGAGCATCTCCACCGTCACCGAGGCCCCGTAGGTGGAACCTCCACCGATCAACCGCACCGCTTCGGCGGTGCTTTTTTATTGTGCCGCAGTGGTGGCGCTAGTATTGAACCAAACGGCCAGGGAATCTAACAATGTCGGACAATCCGGAAGCTATCAACGAAGCGCCGGAAGTTGCGGCGGAAACTGTAGAGAATAAACCGCTTACCGTTGCCAATGATCCTACCAAGCGCTGGCGTGGTGGCAAGGGCTCGTCGGTTCGGATGGATGAGCGGATGAACTTCGCCTATGCGGCGATGCTGGAGGGCGGCACTAGGCGCCAGGTCCTGCAGAAAGTGATGGATCGCTTTGGAGTATCTGAGGTTACAGCTGGAAGGGATTATTCAGCTGCGATGCAGATTCTTAAAACGGAGCAAATCGAGACTCGTGAGAATTTACTAAACCAAATACAGGCATTACGCCTAGCTACGGTTCAGAAAGCTCTCAGGAAAGGCCAGCTGCAGACTGTGGCGATGCTGCTCAAAGATATGGGCGCGGTGATTGGAGAGGCTGCACCCGAGCAACAGGCAGCCGCTGCACCGCAGCTGAATATCGTGGTGGAAGACAAGCGCCAGGGCTAGGCAGCTGGCGGCTGCTGTGATACAATACGGGGGTCCCTAGGGAAACCCTCCCATGATCAACCGCATCTCACTGACTGACGTTGCCTACAGTTCGGCGCTGGCGCTCACCGCCATAGCCCTGGTGCTGATGGGCTTCGACAACAGTCGGCAGCTGACTCGCTGCCAGGCCGCTGGCCGCTCCGCCGCCGAGTGTCGCCTGGTGGTGCTCGGGCGATAAGTTCTGCTGATGTTACAGTGTATTACAGTATGACCCGCTCGCCGGGTCTGCTGTACTACAATACGAGAGTAGTACAGGCACACCCATGGCCTCCCTCACCACTTGCGCCGCTCTGCTGCTGGCGCTGCTCCTCCTCCCGCTGCTGGTTCTGCTATGGGCCAGCGAGTCCCGCCAGCAACGCGCCCGCCGCTGGCGCCGCGCCGGCCTGACGCAACAGGCGATCGCCGACCGACTCGGCTGCAGCCGCTCCACCGTGCGCCGCCTGCTAGCGGCCTGACGCCGGACTAGTACAACCGAACCACCACCGCCAGGGGGGCGGGTTGCGGATCCGTGCGCGTGCGGTCAGTCCCTAGGAACCTACTGATATAACCCAAATTCCTTCCTCTGTTACACACGGGGGAGGGGTTGCGATTCCTGCAATACACTAGAAGGTACCCCCCAGATAAAAATGCCCGAGTCTGCTGGAGCACTCACCCTTCGCTACGCCCAAGGTGAGGTATTTTCCAGCCGAAAACGCTTCAGAGTGTTGGTAGCTGGCCGAAGATTCGGCAAAAGTTACCTGTCATGTATCGAGTTATTGCGTGGGGCGATCGAAAGGCCGGGCGAAACCTTTTTCTATGCCGCCCCTACATACCGGATGGCGAAAGACATTGCCTGGAAGGTAATGAAAAAGCTGGTCCCGAAAGCCTGGATCAAGAGCAAAAACGAGACAGACCTCAAGATTGAGCTGGTGAACGGCAGCACGATTGAACTGAAAGGCACCGAAAACGCAATGGCCCTACGCGGCCGAAGCTTAGCTGGCGTCGTGTTGGACGAAGCCGCGTTCATGTCGAGCGAAGTCTGGTTCGAGGTCATCCGCCCCGCCCTCGCCGACAAACAAGGCTGGGCCTTATTCATCTCCACCCCCGACGGCACCGCCAGCTGGTTCTACGAACTCTGGCAATACGCCGATAGCGGCGACGAGAACTGGAGCCGCTGGCAATTCACGACGATTGAAGGCGATAACGTCCCGCCGGAAGAGATTGAAGCCGCGAGAGGCCAACTCGACGCCCGCACCTTCCGCCAAGAATTCGAGGCCAGCTTCGAAAATCTCAGCGGTCTCGTCGCAGTCTCCTTTGGTGACGAAAACATCAGCACGGAAGCCGCCGACATTTCCGTCCTCCCGTTGCTGCTTGGTGTGGACTTCAACGTGGATCCCATGTCCGGCATCTGTGCCGTCCGCAAAGACGACACTCTCTACGTCTTCGACGAGATCATGCTCACTGGTGGCGCCACCACCTGGGACTTCGCGGAGGAAGTCACCCGCCGCTTCGGCGTGGATCGCCGCGTTATTGCCTGCCCGGACCCCACTGGTGGCGCCCGCAAAACCAGCGGCGTGGGTCTAACCGACCACAACATCTTGCGCCGCAGCGGCTTCAACGTCTCCAGCCCCAAAGCCCCCTGGAAAATCCGCGACAAGATCACCTCGGTCAACACTGCTCTCCTCGACGCAACTGGAACCCGCCGCACCTACATCCACCCCCGCTGCAAGGAACTAATCAAATCCCTTCGGACGTTGACTTACGCCCCCGGCACCGGCCTCCCCAACAAAAACCTGGGCGTGGACCACGCCTTCGACGCCTTCGGGTACTTATGCCTACAACAATTCAACCTTGCCAAGATCGGCACCCTCGGCCAAACCACCTACCGCCTCTACTAGCCCGCCTTACACTGGTACAAAGCCCTCAAAACATGGCCAAAAAACCAACAAAGGCCCAGAAAAAGGTCGAAAAGGTCATGTCCGAATACTCTGCTGGAACACTTAAATCCAGCTCGGGCAAAAAAGTGACAAACCGGAAGCAAGCAATCGCTATTGCGCTATCCGAAGCGGGCAAATCCCGCAAAACACCCACCAAAAGAGGAGGCAAAAAGTAATGGCCGCCAAGAAAAAGGGCTTATACGACAACATCAACGCAAAACGCAAACGAATTGCAGCTGGATCGGGCGAAAAAATGCGCAAACCCGGCAGCAAAGGCGCCCCAACTGCTGCAGACTTCAAGAAAGCAGCCAAGACTGCGAAAAAACCGCGTAAATAGCCATGGCCAAAGTCGCTGTAACCGCTACCGACCGCTACACCAACTTGGTGGAGCACACGGGCGCCTCAATGGCCGCCCTAGATGACTGGATGGAAGTCCCCGGCCACTCGGGTAGCTACACCTTCGCCGCCACAGTCACTGGCACTTCTACCTTCAAACTTGCTCTTGAGGCTAGTTTCAACGGCAACGGCAACTGGTTCACTATCGACACGGCCAAAACCATCAACTCCGCCGGTCAATACGTGTACTTCTACGACGGCAAACCCGCCGCCAAGATCCGTATGCGCATCTCCCAAATCGACTCTGGAACCCCCGCAATCGTGCCCCACATTGCGGTCGCTTACCACGGCTAATGGCAATCCAAACAGTAAACGGAGGCTGTGTTCACATCGAAATTGATGCTGAAGACGGCCTTACGCACGCCACATTTGTATTTAAGACGCCACAAAATCCCGAAATAATCGGCGGTTTTGTCACTATGTTGACCCAAGGCATCGAAGTGCTGGTGCCAATCACCGACCCCGACGACGAGGAGGACGACGATGATTGAGTACCGTGGCGAAAAATTTGAAGGCTATAACAAACCCAAACGCACCCCAAAACACCCCACTAAATCACACGTAGTCCTCGCAAAAGACGGCGACCAAGTAAAACTAATCCGCTTCGGCCAACAAGGCGTCTCCGGCTCCCCCAAAACAGCTGGAGAAAGTGAGGCCGAGCGCAAACGCCGCGAAGCGTTCAAAGCTAGGCACGCAGCTAACATCAAGAAAGGAAAAATGTCGGCCGCTTACTGGGCAGACCGCACCAAATGGTGACTAAATGACCTACGCAGTCCCCGGCCGTTATCCGACCAACATTGTCTCCACCACCTACGCAGGCGGTGCCGACAGCCCGTTCACACGCACCGCGAGCGTGCTGAGCATGATGAAGGGCTGGGAAATCATGAAAGCAGTCAGCCGAGGCACGGAATATCTCCGCGAGAACAGCGAAGCCTTCCTCCCACTGGAACCCCGCGAGGACTACACGGCCTATTTAAGCCGCGTCAACCGGGCAGTCTTCTCGCCGTATACACAGCGGTTGATTCGGGCTGCAGCAGGTCTGATTCTGCGCAAACCTATTGCTTTAGAAGGTGATCCGTACTGGCGCGAAGTGTTTGCGCGTGATGTGGACGGCCAGGGCTCGGACCTAGACGAATTTGCCCGCCGCCTGCTGATTTGCAGCCTGACCTACGGCCACTGCAACATGCTGGTGGATTTCCCAGCGCCTACTGAGATCCGCAGCCTCGCAGAAGAGCGTGCCATGGGCCGCCGCCCCTACTGGGTTGAGGTCGACCCTCAAGACGTCTACGGCTGGCGCCTCGACCGTGAAGCCGCCTACGGCAGCCTGACCCAAGTCCGCATCCACGAGCAAGCGGTTGTGCCGGAAGGCCAATTCGGCGAAAAGGTGTACGACCAGATCCGCGTCATCTATCCGGGCCGCTACGAGGTCTACCGCCAACGCCAAGAACAAAAACCACTGGGACCCGGCTTCCGCGAACCCCTCAACAACAGCACCGATTACGAACTAATCGAATCCGGCACCTACAGCCTCAGCCAAATCCCGTTTGTCACCACCTACAGCAACAAGGTCGACAACCTCGTCAGCCGCCCACCGCTGATCGACATTGCCTACCTCAACCTGGCCCACTTCCAACGCCAAGCCGACCTCATCCACAGCCTCCATATCGCATCCCAGCCGATGCTGGTCCTAGAGGGCTGGGACGACCAGACCAAGGACA